ATTATCATTTACAAATAGCTAAATGAAAAAAACTATTAAACAACAAATTGAAGATGATGAAATTTACTTTTGTCATATGCCATGGACTATGGTATATAGTGAAGTAGATGGATATTGGCAAACTTGTTGTCATGCCCAAAATACTCAACGACTTGGTTTACCAGACAACCTAAACAACCTAAAAGTAACAAATACCTCGCCGGAACAGTGGATGAAATCTGATTTTCAAAACAAGCTTCGTGATGAAATGTTAGACCCAAATTCTGATCATAAAATAATTAATGAAGTTTGTAGAAGGTGTAAAACAGAAGAAAAAAAATATGGAGAGTCTAGAAGATTAAGAAAAATGAGAAGTATGCTTACAAATAAAAAATACCATTCTGATATAATGAAAGCTGTTGAAATGTATAAAGTATCGGGTGGATTTGATTTCTATGAAAGAATACTTGAAACACAAGTAAAAGTATTTGGTATGGAGTGTAATTTAGATTGCCATATGTGTCCACCAAGATATTCTACAACTAGACAAAAAACACAACTTGATGATAGTATGAGTAGTGAAAAAATTTACGGAAAAATAGAAAGATTAAAAAGATTTACTAAAATTACAGCAGATAATGAAAAAGTCGATATGATGCAAGACTTAAAAGATTTAGCTCCTTATACCCACAATGTAAAAATTATTGGAGGGGAGCCTTTAGTAATGAAAAAACAATTTGAATATTTGCAAATATTAATTGATACAGGCCATTCAAAAAATATCACTATTAAGTATCAAACAAATATGACAAAGCTTGGAAATAAGAAACATAGAGTAATAGATTTTATTCCCCATTTCAAACAATTTACATTTACAGCTTCTTTGGATAGTATGGGTGATGCAATTGAATATTGTCGTAGAAGGACAAAATGGAATGAAATATTAGATAATATAAAAGTTGTAAAAGAGTATCCTAATGTTATTGTAGATGCAAATTCTACTATGGGATTTTTAAGTATTTTAAGATTTTATGAATTTTTAGAATGGGCAGAAAATTTTGAATTAATAGATAAAATACAAAGTGTATATGCTTTGGAAAGACCACCAAACTTTCAAGTAAAAAATTTGCCTCAAAAAATAAAAGATAATCTTATTCCAAATTATGAAAAATGGCCACATATTCAAAAAATGCTTAAACAGCCTTCTGATAGATTTGGTACACCAGAATCCCTTAAAGATACCTTTGAATATCTTTTGAAACAAGACAATTATTATAAGGGAACAAAATATGAAAAAAATCTTTTTGAGGTTTTTCCAGAACTTGAAGAATTTTATGTACCATAAATAAAAAGAAAGTATCTAACAGATAAATAATATTATTATGTTTTTGACACTATTAACATTTATCACAGCTATATCCATATCGGCTATAGCCGCTGGGTATTCTATTATAGGGTTAGCAACACTATTTGCTGGGGCTGCAGTACCTATTATTGCAATGGGAACTGCTTTAGAAATAGGTAAGTTAGTGGCCGCCACTTGGTTATATCATAATTGGCGCTCAAACATATCAAAATTACTGAAAACTTATTTATTCACAGCAATTATAATATTAATTTTCATTACATCAATGGGTATCTTTGGTTTCCTATCAAAGGCACACCTAGATCAAGTCAAACCAATATCTGGTAATAATATTAAAATAGAATTATTAGATAAACGAATTAATCAACAAAATTTAATCATAGTACGAGCAGAAAAACAATTAGAATTATTAGATAAAGCATTAGAGGTTTATATTGATAAAGAATATGTTAGTAGAGGACTAAAAGAAAGAAAAAAGCAGAAAGAAGAAAGAGATTTTTTAAATGAGGCAATTAATAATGCAAGTGATGAGATTGCAACCTTAACAACTGAAAAATCAACTTTGGCGTTAGAACAAGATAGAATAGAGGCTGATGTAGGACCTATTAAATATATTGCAGAATTAATATATGGTGAAAATGCAAAAGAACATTTTGATGAGGCAGTTAGGTGGGTTATAATAGTATTAATATTTGTATTTGACCCATTAGCAGTACTACTATTGATTGCTGCTAATATATCATTAACTCAATGGAAGATGAAACGAAGTCTTACAATAGGAGATGAAAGAGAACGTTTAAAAAGGAGAGTTGATGTGTTAGAAGGAAGAAATAAAAGATTAAAAATATTTAAAGACTTAACAAAAGAATTTGGTGATAATCCAGACGAGATTCGTCTTAAATTGAATCAAATATATGATTGGAATAACAAACAAGACAAAATATAGGGGCTTGACTTTCATAGATAAGTAAGATATAATGAACATAAAGGATAAATGCTATACTGTAGGAGATGTTATGAATATAAAAAAGAAAATTGAAGTGTTGAAAGAAACAATTGCTTGGTTTAAAAAGAAAATTGAACCACACGATTGTGGATGGATGCACACAACAATAGATGGAATCAAACATAGAATAAGTGAATTGAGGAAAGAGATGAGGAAGAAATAATGCAAAAGATAGAAAAACTACAATACAATTGTTTAACTATGATAGCAAAATCTATCAACGGTACTTGGGCATTTAATTTTTGGACTAACACATACGATAAGTTAGTTAAAAAATATGGCAGGCGTGTAAGTTTAAACTAATGCCTGGCAAGTGGGATGGCAAATCCAGGATAACAACCAAAACATATAAAGATAATTACGATAGAATCTTTGGTAAAAAAGTTGTCCAAGAAGAAGAATTTAAACAACGAGAAGAAGAAGAACGTCAAGCACTAGAAGAATATGCTCGTAAGGCTAGAGAAGAAGACGAACAAAAAGTTGAAAAAAGGAAAAGAAAAAAAAGAAAAAAATGAAAAAAATAATAATGATAATAGGAACACTTTTAATAACAGCTGCAATAGCAGGTTGTTCTATACCTAAAAATCCAAAATTAACTTTTGGCAAGAAGTGTGTAGATAAAGGTGAAAATATTGTATATTCATATCTATGGTTATATGATAAAGAAGGCGGCCTAGAAGCAAACGAAGAAACTTGTAAAAAGATAGACTAGTTTTAGATGGCAAATTGTAAATTTAAATAAGGAGAAAAATGAACACAATAATACAAAAAATAGGGCTGTGGCACTCTAAGATATTTGGATTTCTTTCTAAAAAAGCAAAGACTTCAAAATTTTGGGCTATATTGTTAACACTCGCTGTGTTATACGAAATTGTAGAACACATAGTCTGGCCTATATTAGTGCCATGGTTAATGTACTTACAATGGTTTAAATAAGGAGTTTATATGGCGATATACACAAAACTGATGGACTTTGTGAAAGTGTATCCGAAAACGATTCCAGATAAAATCTGTGATAATATTATAGAAAAGTTTGAAAAAGGCAAGAAGGTCGAATCTTATGTTGGAATGGAGGATAAACCTCGTGAGGGTGGAGAAGGGCACAAAGATTATGACATACGACATGGTACAGAAATAAACATAACAAATTCTAAAGATGATGAGTGGAAATATTATCATCAAATGTTGCAACAGAATGCCATTAAATATATAAATCAATATAAAAATGATTTAGAAGAAGCTCATAAGGAAGCCTCTAAACATATTCGGGGTATGTCTGGTGAGGTTGGTGTTAATTCTGGATTTGGGCAGTTTTATGTTCCAGAAAATCAAATTAGATTGGAACATTTTAGGGTTCGTAAATATGCAGTTATGAGTAAAGATTTACCCAAAGGTGATTATTTCAACCTACATATTGATATACAAAATTATTATACTGCAAAACGATTAATGGTGATTTTGTTATATTTGAATGATGTCAAAGAAGGTGGTGAAACATCTTTTCCTTTTTTAGATTATGCAGATGGTAATGGTGCAGTCAAACCAACTAAAGGAAGTTTATTGATGTTTTATCCATCATTTATGTATCCACATACAGCTTATCCACCAATATCAGAACCGAAATATACAGCACAAACTTATTTACATTATGCTGATGGAGAATAAATAATTTAAAATAATGACTTATATAGTTAACGAAAAATGTATCAAATGTAAGTTGATGGACTGTGTAGAAGTTTGTCCAGTAGATTGTTTTTATGAAGGAAAAAATATGCTTGTAATAAAACCAGATGAGTGTATAGATTGTGGCGTTTGTGAACCAGAGTGTCCAATAGAAGCTATTGAACCAGACACAAACGAAGGTGCTGAAAAATGGTTAGATACAAACAAAAAATATTCAGAAATTTGGCCAAATATTTCACTAAAAAAAGAACCACCAACAGATAACGAAAAATTTAAAAATGAAGAAAATAAATTTGAAAAATATTTTAAAGAAAACATATGAGTGAAAAGATTGAAGCATTAATAGAACAAATAGGAAGTTTAACTATGCAAGAAGCCGCAGATATGGGGAAACTTATGGAAGAAAAATGGGGTATTCAGGCAAGTAATTTACAACAAGCAGCTCCACAGACAGCTGCAGTTTCAGTAGAGAAGGATACTGCTACTGTTATACTAAAAAGTTTTGGTGATAAAAAAATTAATGTATTAAAAGTAGTTAAAGATGTATTAGGATTAGGTTTAATGGAAGCAAAAAATTTTGTTGAAGATTTACCTAAAACGGTTGAAGAAAACCTTGAAATAGCACATGCTGAAGAAATTAAAAAGAAATTAGAGGATGCTGGAGGAACAGCAGAACTTAAATAATATGGAACCTTGTAAGAACTGTAAATGCGAAGCACATTGTCCAGAAACTTGTTATAATTGTGAGTGTAAGAAATGTGATTGTTCAGTTTGTGATAAACCAAGACCTGAAGTAAAAACAGGAGATGAAATAGTACAATGAAACAAGAAATAATAGAAGCAATTAAAAAACACGCTGAAGGTAATAATGCCAGTTTATACATTTGAAAATAAAAAGACAGGTAAACAATTTACCGAGATGATGAGTATTGCTGAAATGGAAGATTATTTAAAAAGAAGAAAATCTATCAGACAGGTAATAACAAAAATGAATATTGTTGGTGGTGTGAGTGGAATAAGTTATAAAAATGACCAAGGTTGGAAAGAAGTACAATCTAAAATTGCAGAAGCACATCCACAAAGTGCGTTTGCACAAGAACATAGAAAAAAATCAATAAAAGAAGTTAAAACAGAACAAGCAATTACAAAGCATAAGGCTAGGCAACGTGATAAAACTAAATAATAGAGATATTGTACAGAGCGAGCAACTGAAACGCAACGGTCGTATACCAGAGTCAAGTAGGTCAATCCGCTCATTGTACAATCTCATAGGGCAGGAATTTTCCTGCTTAAAAAACAAGAGAGTCCTGCCCATAGCTATGATAGCTATGGTTGGTCTATTATTGTCGGGTTGTGGTAGTTTACCAGCGTTTGTTGGTACAAGTGCCAGCACATATGAAACCTATAAAACGATAACATTTACAAAAACAGGAGCCGATATTGCTTTAGCCGCAAATGATATGCCTACAACCAACGATTATGCCCTATCCAAGATAACAGGCTATGATTGTAAGGTTAGTAGAGTATTAGATGAAGGTTTAGAAGCAGTATGTCAAAGCATAAAAGTACACACACCAGACGGCACCAATAATAAAGACAAGGAGAAAAAATAATGGCAAAAGACATTCCTGATTTTATGAGAGAATTTGATACAGATGTTGATTATGGTTTTACTCCTGTATCCTCAAAACCAAAAGACGAAACAATATCAAGTATTGATCCAAAACTAGTTGAAGATTCTAATTTAGAAATCGCTAAAGTTAAATCCGATGTTTCTGATATTAAAAGTATGATGAACGAGGTTATGCAGATAGTAGCAGAAAAAGATAGTGTTAATAAAGAAATACAGGACGCTGATACATTAAACAGATTTAAAGAGATTGAGAAGATTGTATTACCATTTTTATATAATCTTTCAAAATCCAATGAACCTTATATACATTGGCCTAATAGAGGTCCAATTATTAAGGCACAAATGGATAAATTGTTAAAACTAACAAGGGGGTAATATATGTTAGAACAAAAAGCTCATCATAAAGAATTAAAACGAGCTGTGAATGAAATAGAAGGCAAAAGAAGAAACGATAGAACATACGGAACGTGGTTTGATATGAGAACCCTAAAAAAAATAAAGTTAAAAGCAAAGGATAAATTAAATGAAATTAAGCAAAAACTTCAGCCTTAAAGAGTTAACTATAAGTCAAACAGCTGAACGTAAGGGTATTAATAATAACCCTAACGAAGACCAGATTACCGGTCTACAAAAGCTGTGTGAAAATATACTACAACCAGTCCGTGATGAATATGCTACACCAGTTACGGTATCAAGTGGATTTAGAAGTTCACAATTATGTGTGGCAATAGGGTCATCAATAAACTCACAGCACGCCAAAGGGCAAGCCGCTGACTTTGAAATCTTTGGAGTGTCTAATCAGGAATTAGCACACTACATTGATAAGAATTTAGATTATGACCAACTTATTTTAGAGTACTGGAAACCAGAAGAACCTAATAGTGGTTGGATTCATTGCTCTTTTAAAAATAAAGATGACAATAGAAAACAGTTTTTAAGATGTTATAGAGATGATAGTGGTAAAACAAAATATGAAAATTATTCATATAGGGTCCACGCAAAACCCAAAGCCAACTGAACGAAAGAAGAAATTAATGATCTATTGGCAGAAACAAGACATTGACAGCTTGACACGCTTGAAATAGTGTGATATAATTGTTATATAAAATTAAGGAAGGTATATTATGGCTTTTAGTTATATAAAATTGAATGAAGATGTATTGCCTAAATCTTTAGGTGTGAAAGGTAAGAACCAAAATGGTGTAAGATATTATACTATTGACGGTGTTAATATGCCTTCCGTTACCTCAATATTAGGACAATTACCCGAAAAGAAAAAAATATTAGACGCATGGAGAACTGCTGTTGGTGAGAAGATGGCCAAGTATATTTCCATTACCGCTACAAATAGAGGTAAAACTACCCACACTCTCATAGAGAACCATTTAAGAAACGAAGATAAAAAATCTGTAGGCATAACTGCTGTAGCACCATTAGGTCTTTTTAGAATTATGAAACCTTATCTTGCTAGACTAGATAACATACATTGTATAGAAGAATACCTATATTCAAAAGAAATAGGTGTAGCAGGTCAGGTAGATTGTATTGCAGAATATAAAGGTAAGTTATCTATAGTTGATTTTAAGACCTCTACAAAGAGAAGGGACGCAGATTATAATTATGGTAACTTCTTACAGACATCAGCATATGCTAAAATGTTTGAAGAACTATTTCCTGATAAAAAAATAGAACAAACTGTTATTTTAGCAGCTTGTGAAGACGGATTTGTACAAGAGTGGATACACGGTACAGATAAAATAAAAGAACACCAAGAGTTGTTTTATAAACACACAAAAGATTTTCTGGAGAGAAATAACTTTTAGTATCTATCTTTATAAATACTTAAAGATTAACCAAGATAAAATCCAAGCAACATCAGAACTTTTATAAATACTACCAAGAACTTAACAAAGATAAAATCAAGCAAAATCATTAACAAAGTGGCGAGAAATTATCCACGAAAGGTCACTTATGTTAAAAAGGTTAAAATTAATAATATTTGGAGCAGTACTCATAACTATGAGCACATTTGCTATGGCGGAGCAGGAAACATCACCATTGCCTGAAATGCCACAAGATAATTTGCAAGGACAATTTTATTGGTTACAAATGCCTGTTATATGTGGAACTAGTGAAAGTGTACTTGCATTTATAGAAAAGAATGAAATGACATTGGTCAATGTTTCTGTTGGTAGAGATAGAGCTAAACCAGATGGTGAACCAGTTTTTATAGTAAGTTATTATGTTGACTCTACATACACACAATCACTTGTAGTTATGTCAACAATGAATGGAATGGAATCTTGTATGTTATACACTACATTTGATTTAAGGTTTATGCCAAAAAAACAAAGTTTATAATGAATTTGACGTTGAAGGGTAGATAATAGTTGGAGAAGACCCGAGTGCGATTCTCGGCATCTCCACCATAAACACATTGATTTCAAGTGTGCTTATGGGGGATGATATTAGCATCGATTCACAATCAAAACTATCTGGAGTTAAATCGCTAACAACGTACTGTTAAAACACATAAAAGCTAACGAAAGTTATGCTCTTGCTGCCTAGTTAATAGGTAACGGCGTTTGATAGTATATCGTGGCAACAGAAAAACTATCGTATATTATGGGAACGTAACAGGCTTGACATTTATCTCTAATATGATATAATATATTAATAAGAAGTGAGGATATAAAATATATGACAAATAATGGAGATCCAGAAGAACAACAAAGAGGATTAGACGCAAGTTTTGAAGAATCAATCAATTCATCATCAAGAACTGTTACTATCCCATTAAGAGAATATGACAAGTTAAAAGAAGAGCAGCATTTCATTAAGGATAAGGCTCTTATAGATATTATTGACAATATCGAAAGATTAGTCAGAGCATTAAGAAAACATATTGTAAGAACAGATGTAGAATAATGTTAATGAATAGTAAAAAGTTTGCTATGATTATTGAAAGCATGGTCAAAGATAAACGAATACCTTATATGGACGCTGTTTTAGAATATTGTAAAGATAATGATATTGATACAGCGTCTGTAGGTCCTCTCATCAACAAACAATTAAAAGAAAAGATACAAGCAGAGGCAGAAAAACTTAACTTGGTTGAAAAATCAAGCACAGCAGTTTTACCTATATAATATGAATAGTTATGAAGCATATACATTATATTTGGCTATTAAACTACACTTTACTTCCAAGTCTTATGATTTTTTTGTTCATAATGCTAAAGTCAACTCATCCTTCAACACATTTTTAAAACGTAATGACAGATTTTTCTTTCATAAACTTACTACTAAATATAACAAGGAAGAAATGTTAGAATATTTTGTGAGTAATTTCTTTCACAATTCTAAAACATGGATAGGCAACTTGGTAAGAGCAGATGGAGAAACTAATTATACAAAGTGGAAAAAGTATAATCAATCATTTACGTATAATTTTAGAAATGATTGTTTATTGGTCAATGATGTTATTGCTAATGATATTGCTAATGATAGCATTTCTTTTAATGATATGTTTCTCGTACATAATGGGCAACATCCAAGAATGCTACGCTTACTACTTTCAGGACGAATCTCAATACAAACACTCATCATCTTGGATAAAATACTTACGTTTATCAAAGATTGGGATAAAAAAATTACAGAAACAGTTATATGGCCTGAAAAATCATTTAAGATTGCCAAATTAAAACCATTCATAAACTTCAACTTAACAAAGTGTAAATTTATTATGAAAGAGGTGTTTGTATGATAAGAGAAGAAGTAATACTTCCAGAAACAAATAAAATATACAGCACTGATACCAAATATAAAGCGATAGATAGAATATATGGAGGTCTACATAAATCAGACCAAAGACTTGTATTAAAAGATGGTACTACATATACAGGTAAGATTGACAAAAGGTCTATTAAACTATCAGACGGTACATTAGGATTTGTACACTATGCTAATAAGAAATGGTTTGATAGATGTGGTATGCCAATAGACAAACCTACCAATCTAATAACTAGAGAACAAAATGATGATTAAAAAGAAAACTGAATCAGAAAAATTACAAGACGAATTAAAACCTATAGATTTTAAAGAACAAGCAGATAAAGAGCAAAAAGAATTAGATGAATCTATGAAAGAATCATTTAGACAACGTGATGAAAGAAAAGCAAAAGATGTCAGATAGATTCCCTACAGCAGAAGAAAGAGCATTTGGTAAAATCAAAGAGAAGATTGAACCTATTGAAGAAAAACTAGATGAGAAGATTGCTAAACTAAACAGCAGCCGTGTATATAAAAAGGTTACACCAAAAGGTGACCTGTCTTGGTATGTAAAATGGGTATCAGTTTTTCTTATACTGTTTGCAACTATGGCCAGAAGTGTAGGTACAATACCACAGTATGATATGTGGTTAGGTTTGTTTGGTACAGCAGGTTGGGCATACGTAGGATTCTTATGGCACGATAGAGCATTATTATTTTTGAATGCAATATTGGTATCTTTATTATTATTAGGATTGACGAATTATTATTTTTTATGATTAGAACATTTTTAATTGGTAATGGTGAGAGTCGTAAAGACTTTGATTTAAATGTATTGAAACCTTATGGCAAGATATATGGTTGTAATGCCATTTATAGAGATTATCCTGACCTATGTGATGTGATATGTGCTGTAGATGGTGGTATGATACACGAAATTTACCATTCAGGTATGTGTCAAAAGATACCTTGTTATTTTAGAGCGTGGACAAAGATACCAACACCAATGTATCGTAATGTTATTGAAGGTATGGCTACTGGACAAGACCTTAAGGAGATGAAAGACTTTGATATTATTAGACAGAATGAAAAAGGTGAATCTGCTGAATTTGCTACACACGGTTCAACCATATCAGGTGCAGTAACTATTTTAAAGAAGGCCAAAGATGAATATGGAACAAGAGTTACTACTGGCAAGAGAGAAACAAAAAATATACACAATGCTCACATTTATATATCTTGGATAAAAGAACCTGACAAGTCATTTGATATAAAAGAATGTGGTGAAGGTGGTGAAGATGAAGGTTGGGCGACAGGTCCTTCAAGTGGTTATGTTGCTACAATGAGAGAAAGACCTTGTGAAATTTATATGATAGGCCACGACTTAATATCAGATACAAAAACAATTAACAACATATACAAAAGTACAGATAACTATGTTACTACAGAATATGAACCCACACCATCAGGTAATTGGGAAATACAGTGGAGAGAACTAATGGAAAACAACCCTAAAATACACTTTTTTAAGGTAAACAAAGAATTAGATAATAAACCCACTAATCAGAAAGTAGATAGATTTAGAAACCAAGAAGGTGTCAATTTAGAATACATTAGTCAGGCACAACTGCTTGACAGAATGAGTAAATGGTGATATAATGTTACCATAAAGGTCGTAAATAGAAGGTAAAACTATTATATATAATATTATAATTACACTTATATTTACAAAAAATATATACAACAATACATACAAAGGAGATATATACAATGTCAAGTGCATTAGAAGCCCTAAAGAAATCAAAGTCAAACTTTGATACTCTAACAAAACAGTTAGAAAAAACAATAGACCAACCAGATAAGAAAAACAAGTACCAAGATGACAGGTTATGGAAACCAGAACTTGATAAATCAGGTAACGGTTTTGCTATAATCAGATTTTTACCTGCAATAGAAGGTGAAGATATGCCATGGCAACGAGTCTGGCACCACGCTTTCCAAGGACCAGGTGGTCAATGGTATATTGAGAACTCATTAACAACTTTAAATAAAAAAGATCCAGTTAGTGTAGAAAATACCAGACTTTGGAATACTGGTGTTGAATCAGATAAAGATATTGCTAGAAAAAGAAAAAGAAAGTTACAATACTATTCTAATATTTTAGTGGTGTCTGATCCAAAACATCCTGAAAATGATGGTAAAATATTCTTATACAAATTTGGTAAAAAGATTTTTGATAAGATTACTGAAGCAATGAATCCAGCATTTGAAGATGAAAAGGCTACAAACCCATTTGATTTTTGGGAAGGTGCAAACTTTAAACTAAAAATCAGAAAAGTTGATGGCTTTTGGAATTATGATAAATCAGAATTTGAGCAAATCAGTAAAATAAAAACTACCGATGATGAGATTGACAAGATATGGAAATCTCAATATGCTCTAAAGCCCTTCGTTGATCCAACAAGCTTTAAACCCTATGACGAACTCAAAGAGAAACTGAATAGGGTGCTTACTGGAACAAGAAGTACCGAGTCTGTGGAAGATATTGACCTCCCACCTGTCAGTAATGACGTACCAACGTCTTCTAACAGAACCTCGGTAGAGAAAGAGGAAAAGTCCAACGGTAGCGATGACCTATCGTATTTTAGTAAATTAGCTGAGGACGATTCCTAATCTATCTCTCTCACTTTCTCAATGGGAGGCAGCAATGCCTCCCACACAAATCACAAACGTTTTAGTTATATGAGCCAATTGGCCTCCGTAGCGCCGATAGAATGCAATGGTCGGGAGACCTAGAAGTGTAGGTGAAAAGGATGTAAGATTCCGTAGGGTAGCTTGAGGTGAGGCCTCCTCAACTCATATAACTAAAACGTTTTAAGGTGGTCTTCAGTTAGAATAATAAAACTCATTTTGTGTTTTAAAGCCCAAGCGGCTGCAGTTGACCACTTTCTCTTATTTCTCTCAAAAGTTAATAACGCATTTTTATAAACTCTACTTTCACGTAGAGGTTTTTTAGGTCTACGTGTTTGTTTTTTAGGTTTGATTTCAACAATGAATTTTTTAAATGTCTTATCAGGTAGTTTTACTTTCATATAGAAGTCAGGAAAGTATCTATGTGGCTTATTATCAATTGAACGATACCAAATAACAATTTCTTCACTACCCCATTCTATTACATCTTTGTTCTTATCACAATATAACATAAAACGTTTCTCCCAACTAGACCTATAAATAATGTTGTTAACATTACCTTTATACTTCTTTTTGTTAAAAGGTTTGAATATACCTGAATAGGGACGTTTGTCTATATTCTTCAACTTCTTCATAAACCTATTTATTAACAACATAAATAGTATTATGGCAAGCGTATTTGATACAATAAAATTAAAGGCAGGAGACAATGTTAGGACTGGTACTTGGTATAGACAACAAGTAAACAGAATAGCTAGCGCTACAACTGCTAGACAATTGTTTAGATCAGGCAAACTTAACGGAAGACCTAGTGTAGGAAGACTGAATTTATTTGGGTATAATCCTAAATATAGAAAGACATTACCTTATTATGATATATTCCCTTTAGTATTACCGTTAGAACCTATTAAAGGTGGGTTTATGGGTATGAATTTTCACTATTTACCACCGTTGTTAAGGTTTAGACTATTAGAACGTATGCAAGCAACAGCGACAGATAGAAGATTCGATAGTAGAACAAAATTTGAAGTTAGTTATGATGATGTAAGAAGAATTAAAATTGTAAAACCAACAATAAAAAAGTATCTGTATTCATATGTACAAACAGGATTTTTAAGAATTAATGCTGACGAGGCTGCTATTGCAATTTACTTACCTGTACAAAGATTTAAGAAGGCGAGTGTAGCAACAGTTTATTCAGATAGTAGGAGATTTATTTAATGTCATTAATTAATATAGGTAAAAGAATAGGCGATATTGATATACGTTTAGGTATACCACCATCAAAAGCAGCTTTTGATAAAGCTGATACCAATAAACGATATGGTTATATTAATTCTTCATCAAATAACAATTCAGTATATAACAGATTTAGGTCAGGCCTTACACAATCAGGAGGTTTAGCAAGAACAACCCAATTTATGGCCACAATAGATGGACCTGTTTCGTCAGTGGCACTACAAGACCCTCTTGGAGCAAAATACAATTCAGGGGCAATGCCTGACGCACACAGAATGATGACAAGTGCTTCCTTGGCAGCCGTAATTAAAAAAAATCTTGATTTAAGAATGGATCTATTTTGCAGTGAAGCATCCATACCAGATAAAACTGTAACAGATGATACCAATGAGCAGTATTATGGACCTAATAGAAAGTTTGCTAAAAACGTACTATTCAGTGACCTGTCATTAACATATTATACAGGTGTTCATTTTGATGAGAGAATATATTTTGAAGCTTGGCAAAATATGATGGTTGATCCTATAAGTCACAATATAGGATATTATAATGACTATGCTGGTCCGTGTATGATTACAATTACACCTTTAGTTAAAACATTTACAGCTGCATTAGCAAATTTAGACCCAGGAGAGTTTAGCTCTGTTGGAGAATATAGGGACGCTGTAAGAAAAAGTTTAGGTAATAGTTCAGGCTATTCTGCTTATCAAGTACAATTTTATGAAGTATGGCCAAAAACAATTGCATCCCAGGCATTAAGTTATGGTGACCAAGGTGGTCTTGTGAAAACTACTGTTACGTTTGCATATAGAAATTATGCCACGTCAGCATGGAGTTATTTAGGAGGAAATGAAGATATATACTGGCATTCAGGCAGAACAACATACCGAAATAATTTATCACCAATACAAACAAGTTTATTAGACAATTTACCATTCGGTATAGGCCATGAAATAGGTAGAGTTGGTAGACAAGTATTTGATACATTGAAGAATAGATTGCCTATCGGGAGAATAACAGGCGGAAAGGTATTTCCTAAAGGGTTACCAGACGCCACAGATTTTAGAAATTTAATACTATAAAAAA